CCACAGTCCGACGTTGAAGGGTATCAAGCCGGATACTCTCGGGTCGGGTAGGGACGGGACGGGACGGGCAGGCCAGGGAAGGGCAGGCACGGGCCAGGCTGGGAAGGGCCAGGCCGGGCATCCGCGCACACCTCAGCAGCACACAAGCAAGCGGAACCGTAGAAGGAGAAGAAGGTGACCGAGAAGGAAGAGCTGAGGGGCAAGGTAGAAGATGCGCTCTCAGCACTGGTACAGGCAGGGCATGGAGACAAAGCAGTGACCGGGGCGTGGGTGATCTGCGCTGAGGTCATGGTCCCCGGCAAAGAAGAGGTGACTGTCTTTATGCACGATGGAGGCGGCTCGATGCTCGCGCGACGCGGACTCATCGAATGTACTCGCGATCAGCTCGCCTCATGGGTGGAGGGCTACGATGACTGAACACAGCGACCGCAGGGTTTGCCCGGTGACGGGTGAGCCTCTCCTCGACGGAGAGTTCCTCTCTCGCGGCGGCGCGGCCCGCGTCCGCGTGGCGACCGCATCGATGCCAGGCCTGATGAGTGATCTCGCCTACGCTGCGTCGCACGGAGTGCGCACAGGCGAGCAGGTCGGCGGCTCGGGTGTCCCCTCGTCGAGAGCCCCGCTCAACCTGGCGTTGATGATCGAGGTTGACGAGATGTGCGACTCGATCCTGACATGGGCGACGCTGCTCCTGTCGCACGTGATGGGTCCGTCCTACTGGGTGAGGCCTGGCGATTGGTGGATGGTCGCGCGCGTGTTCGACCTGCACGAGGACAAGCTCCGCAGGTGGTCGGAAGCCGAGCAGTGTGCAGACGAAGTACTGTACTCAGTCGCGCGCCTTGAGCGTCTCGCCTCCCCCGGCAGACAGCGTCTCGTCTACGTCGGCTCGTGCAGTCAGTGCGATGCTGATCTTCTCGTGCGCGATCCGGACGAGGACACCACGACTTGCCGCGAGTGCGGTGCGGTCGAGCAGATCGGCGAAGCCTGGGAGCGCCTGCTCTCGAAAGCTCGTGAGTCGTTGCTGCCGCGCTCGCGCGCAACACGTGTCGCGGAGATCCTGGCGGGAGCGCAGATCAAGGATCCGACTGTCCGGAAGTGGACGCAGCGGGGGCAGCTGGCGCCCCGGGCGAGGAGGGGCGGGGATCGTCTCTACAGGGTCGGGGATATTGAGAGGCTGGCGACACGTCGGATGTAGGCGCGTGTCGCTTGCAGAAGGGCTTGTCACGGCGTATTCTCCTAGTGTGGCCCTGAGCGTAAGCGAGGGGCTTCTGCTTTAACGGCAATCCGCGCACTTGTACTGACCCCCGCTCCCATCGGCCCCGGTGGANCATATGGGATGAGGGGGCGGGGCATGGCATGGGAGACCTCAAACCGCGCCGCCCGTCTGCCTGATGACTGGGAAGAGCGCCGCGCCTTCGTTCGCGATCGCGCAGCCGGCAGGTGTGAAGCAATGCTGCACGACGGCACTCGATGCCCCGCTGCAGGTACAGACTGCGATCACATCGAGCCAGGTGACGATCACCGCGCGGTGAACCTGCAGTGGCTTTGCCGTTGGCATCACAAACGTAAGACGCAGCAGGAAGCTGCGACGGCGCTGGCCGCTGAGCGGAAGAAAAACCAGCCGCGCAAGCGAAAGCATCCCGGCCTCATCGACTGACCCACCTGGGGGAGACCCCCTCCCCCACCCTGCACGGCACCGTCAAGAGCTGTAGGTTTGAGTTTGTACGGGTCTGGAGATTTTTAGGGGGGCACTTTTCGTTGATACGCTGCGCGAAACACGGCCTCAGCATGTGAGGGTGTGGGCGGTGGTTACAGGGGCAGGAGCGCTCCCGGCTGGTACACATTGCCGGTGATGGTGATGTATCGGCCTGTCGAGTAAAACTCGATCCGCTGGCCTTTCCACTCGCGCTTGAAACCGCGGCGTGGAGCTGCGGTGCCCCAGATGTGCAAGCCGCGTCCGGAGGGGGAGATCTCGACGTAGGAGCCCTCATAGTACGCGAGAAGCGTGCGAGTAGCCTCGTTGGGGATGCCGTTCTCGTCGAGGCAGGCGTCCAGGTCGATACAGCCGACGTCGTCGCCGAGGACGAAGCCGAGGGGCGCGCCGGTCGCGCTCGCGGCCTCATACGTGCTCCAGGTCGTCGGATCGGTGACGGAAGCCCACGAGCCCGTGCGTGCGCACATGGGCCGTTTGTTGACGTGGTTGACCCAGCGGGCGCGGACGGTCAGCTCGACGGGGAGGCCGGCGGCTTCGTCGGCTCGGGTCGAGCGGTGATGAGCGACTCGGCAGCGGGTCGAGCAAAAACGCGCGTCGGATCGCGCCCAGGCTTTGAGCTGGCGTCCGCAGTGTTCGCACGTTTTCATGTGTCCTATTGTAACGCTTATTTCATTGATATTCCGCAGATAGGTTGGGGGGGATCTGTGTGGCTGGTCGCGGGCCCGCGCCGAAGCCGGAAGGCTCTCGCGCTCGTCGGAATAAGGATCCGCAGGTGCTCCGGATCATCACGGCTCAGCCGGTCGAGCAGCCGGCGCTTCCGACCATCGAGCAGGTCGTCGTCGATGAGTTCGGCATGCCGAAGAAGAAGCGTTTCAACTGGCCGGCTATCACGAAGCGTTGGTGGAAGATGTGGGGCGAGTCGCCTCTATCTGCCGAGTACACCGAGACAGACTGGGCGTTCCTCATGGACACGGCCTATCTGCATGCCCTGTATTGGAAGGGCGACTTCAAGGTCGCAGCAGAGCTTCGTCTGCGTGTCGCTAAGTTTGGTGCGACGCCCGAGGATCGTGCGCGGCTGCGGATCCAGTTCGCCGTCGCGGACGGCCTGGAAGATGACGGCCCATCCGCTGAGGCATCGCCGGTCTCATCGAGGTCGAGGAGGCGAAAGACAGTCCTCAAGGCGGTGCAGTAATGCCCTGGCAGCCAATCGACGAAGAGGATGAGTTTCCAACGCTCGGCTATGACGTCGCCGACTGGATGACCGCATATCTACTCACGCCGGACAAGGACGAGCTGATTCCGTTCGTGCCGACGCAGGAGCAGCTCGACTTCCTCGTCCATGTGTACGAGCTGGACCCGCAGACAGGGCGCCGACTCAAGCAGCGCGCCGTCCTCTCGCGCCCTCGTGGCTGGGGCAAGTCCCCGTTTCTCGCAGCGATCTGCTGCGCCGAAGCGATGGGGCCTGTCCTGTGCGACGGGTGGGATGCGGAGGGCCAGCCAGTCGGTGTGCCGTGGTCGACGCGTCGAACGCCGCTCGTGCAGGTCACGGCAACGACGGACGATCAGACGGCGAACACGTGGGATCCGCTCCTGGAAATGCTGAGGGGCTCTCCTGCTGAGGATGAGTACGGAATCGATCCGATGGACAGCTTCGTCGCCTTGCGTCGCGGGCGCATCGAGAAGCGCACGTCCTCGGCGACCTCCGTCAAGGGGGCGAAAGCCGTCATGGCCGTTATGGACCAGACTGAGACCTGGCTACCCGGAAACGGCGGGCCGAAGCTCGCCAAGACGCTAAGGTCCAACGCTGACAAACTCGGCGGGTTAACGATCGAGACGCCGAACGCTTTCACGATCGGCGAGCGGTCGGTCGCCGAGAACACGGCACGTTTCTATGAGCTGGTCAAGGCCGGGAAGGTCAAGAAGGAAGCCTCACGAGGCCTCTACTACGACCACAGGCAGGCGCCGCTCGACACGGACATCACGGACCGCGAGTCCCTCATCGAGGGCCTGCGGATCGCCTACGGCGACTCGGCTCGGGATCCGCGCGGCTGCGCGATCCACGATCCAGAGTGCGAGCCCGGCTGGGTGGACCTCGAGCGAATCGCAGATTCGTTCTGGCATCCGGATAACGACCCGGCGGACATGTGCGCCGACTTCCTCAACCAGATCAACAGCGCGTCCGATGCATGGCTGACAATGCCGGAGCTTCGCGCGATCGAGGACCACGGCAAGACGATCTCGTCAACCGAGCCGATCACGCTCGGATTCGACGGGTCGGAGGGCCGGAAGATCGGCATCGCCGACGCGACCGTCCTGATCGGCTACTCGATTACACAAAAGCACCTGTTCAAGGTGGGGATCTGGACGCAGCCGGACGGACCGGCAGGCGAGGGGTGGCAACCGCCGCGCCTGGAGATCGAGCAGACCGTGCGAGACGCTTTCGAGCGTTACAACGTCGTCGGCTTCTACGCCGACCCATCAGCGGGCTGGGCACAGGATGTCAAGGCATGGGAGGCGAAGTACTCGCGCCGCCTGCGGGCGAAGATCAGCGCTGCGGAGCCGATCCGCTACCCGCAGCGCAACGTCTCTCAGACGTGCGAGAACTTCGCTCAGCTGCTCTCTGCGATCCACCAGGGGCTCATTACCTACGACGGCGATCCGACGATGACCGCACACTTCCTCAACGCGAGGAAGTCCCCGCGTCAGGCCGGATATGTCCTCGTCAAGCCAGCCGACGATCAGGACTACTCCAAGATCGACGCGACCTGGGGCGCGATGTTCGCCTATAAGGCTGGCCTCGACGCGGTCGGTAAGGGCGCGGCCAGGCCGACGGCACGCCGCGCTCCGCGACGACTCTACTAACAAACAGACCGGGGAAGGAGGCCCCACCTCATGACCAAGACCCCCGAGGAGTGGCTCTCCTACCTCACCGAAAAGATGGACAAGGCGCGCACCAGAACAGACCTGCTGCGCTCCTACACAAACGGCACCAGTCCCCTACCGGAGATGGGGCCAAACCTGGCGAAAGCCTGGATCAAATTCCAGCGCCGCGCACGCACCAGCCCCGGAAAGCTCGTCGTCTCCGCGCTCGTCGACCGCCTCATCCCGAACGGCGTGACAGTCGGCGCGAGCGACAAGACGCCAGCGGCGCTGGCCGCAGCCAGGATCTGGCGCGACAACCGCCTCAAGGTCGCCTTCTCCGACGCGATCTGGGACGCCGCGACCCTCGGACGTGGCTACCTCCTCGTCACCCAAGATGAGGACGGGCATGCGTGCGTGACTTACGAGCGGCCTGAGCACATGTATGTGGAGCCGGATCCGGTCCGGCCCTGGCGTGCGCTCGCGGCTGTGAAGGTCTGGCGCGACACTGCGGCGGGCATCGATCATCTGGTGATGTGGACACCCGGGAAACGAACCTCGTTCTCTCGCTCTGCCTACAGTGACTCGAAGGCCCTGATCTCGACTGTCTCTTCCGGCTGGCGGCAGGACGAGGCCGGAGAGCAGTCGTTCGAGGGCGCACCGCCTGTCGTCGTTCTGGAGAACCGCTTCGGCGAGGGCGAGTTCGAGAACGTCCTCGACCTGATCGACCGCATCAACTGGCAGACATTGCAGCGCTTGGTCATTATCTCGATGCAGGCGTTCCGCCAGCGAGCGCTCAAGAGCGCCGAAGGGTCGGCGGGCCTGCCCGCTGAGGACGAGGCCGGGAACGAGATCGACTACCAGAAGGTGTTCGAGCCGTCGCCCGCCGCCCTCTGGGAGCTGCCGCCCGGAGTCGAAATCTGGGAGTCCTCGCAGACTCAGATCACCGAGATCCTCAACGCCACGAAGGACGACTGGCGCGAGCTCGCGGTCGAAACCTCGACCCCGCTGTCGATCATGCTGCCAGACTCGGCAAACCAGTCCGCGTCGGGCGCCGAACAGCCGCAGAAGGCGCTCCTGTCCAAGGCTGAGGATCGGATCGAACGATTCAAGCCGGCACTGGCCTACCTCATGGTGCGAGCGCTCGCGGTCGAGGGCATCGACCTTGACGAGACTGAAACCGTAGAGGTTTTGTTCGTGCCTCCGCACGCAGTGTCTCTCACGGAGAAGTACGCCGCAGCAGTTCAGGCCCGCAACGCAGGCGAAGCCTTGGAGACAATCCAGCGGAATATCCTCGGCTACTCGCCGGAGCAGATCGCACAGGACAAGCAGCGCCGAGCCGAAGAGCAACTGGCTCTCGCGTTCGCACTGCAGGACAACCCCCAGCCGACCGATGAGGCGCAGCCTCCGGTCACGGGGGGGGGGATCCGTCTGAGCTGAAAACCAAGTTCGACGCACTCGGCACAGCGATCCGCGCGGGCGTAGCGCCGGAGTCAGCGGCTCAGGTCGTTGGCCTCGACGGAATCAAGTTCACCGGAGCAGTGCCCGTCGCTCTGCGTCTGCCTGAGACGCAGTCAGCCGACCTTGAGGAGAAGTGAGCATGACGGACCTGGACGACCTCACGAGTGTCTACAGCTCCCAGGTCCACGCCGTGCGCACACAGATCACGAAGTTCGGCGAGGCCTACTGGGACTCGATGCCGAACTACAGGGCAAGCGCCGTCGAGGACATGATCGACGCACTCGTCCCCAGGGTCACCGCCGGTCAGCTCCGAATCGCGGACCTGACCCGAGCTTACCTCGCGCGCTGCGCACACGAGCTCGGCTGGAAACTCGTCGTCCCGCCACTCGATAAGACGGATGTCCTCGGCGCTCGCGGTGTCGATCCTCGGACGGTGTACCGCCGTCCGGCGGTCGACGTCTACAAGGCGTTGTCGGACGGGAAGCCTGTCGAGCAGGCGGTCTCTGAGGGGCGACTCCGGTTGACTCAGCTGATCGGAGGCGACGCTCAGCTCGCGAAGGTCCGCGCATCCCGCCAAGTGCTGCGCGCCTACCCGGACACGGGTTCGTATTACCGGCGTGTGCTCACGGGCCGCGAGAACTGCGGCCTCTGCGTCGTCGCCTCGACGCAGCGCTATTACAAGGAAGATCTGCTGCCGATCCATCCGGGCTGCGACTGCGACGTGCAGCCGCTGCCGCCCGAAGCGGCAGGCCAGCAGGTCATCGACGAGGACCGCCTGGAGCAGGTCCACCAGATCGCTGCCGAACGGCTCGGCGAAGCCGACCGAGGAGGCAGGACGCCCGACTACCGGAAGCTAATCCGAGTCGAGGCACACGGGGAATACGGCGCCACTTTGACGTGGGCCGAACCCAAACCCAAGAAAACAAGCGGCAAGCCAGACGAAGCGTAACGCCAAGCCCGCGCTGCGCCGCACAACCAAGCCCCTGTCATCGCCGCAACGGCGCTCGCGGGGGAGGCTACCCGAAACGGGAGGACTGATCGACCATGAAGATTCACCTGCACGAGCGCCCGCATCTGCGATTCGTGGATGCCGCTGACACGCCTGCGGGCGGGGAAGCGGATGAGGCTCAGGTCTCGGAGGCTGCTACCGAAACGGAGCAGACAAAGGACTGGGAAGCAGAAGCGAAGAGGTGGAAGGCGCTCTCACGCCAGAACGAGGCGCGTGCGAAGGAAAACGCCGAGAAGGCGCGCCTGTTCGACGAGCACGAGGAGCAGGGCAAGACGGAGCTGCAGAAGGCGCTCGATAAGGCTGCGCAGGCTGAGGCCCGCGTGAAGGCCCTCGAAGTCCAGGCAGTACGCGCTCAGGTCGCTGCGGCGAAGGGTGTGGACGTGGACCTGCTGTCCGGCTCGACGCTGGAGGAGCTGGAAGCGTCTGCGGATCGTCTGCTGGCGTGGCGAGGAGCGCAGATCCCGAAGGGCGCCCCGGCATCCGACGCGGGGCATCGAGGTGAAGAGATCAGGTCGAGCAAGCAGCTCACACGCGAGGACCTCAAGACCATGAGTGCCGAGCAGATCAACCAGGCCCGCCGAGCGGGCCAACTCAACGACGTGATGGGTCTCGCCTGACGGCGATCCCGCGAAAGGAGCCACAATGGCTAACACGAACTTTATCCCCGAAGTCTGGTCGGCCTCCATCCTGGAGAGCTTCCGTAACCAGGCTGTCCTGACCGGCCTGACGAACCGCGAGTACGAGGGCGCACTGACCTCCGGATCGAAGATCCACATCGCCGGCATCGTCGACGTCAAGGTCAAGGACTACAAGACCGGCGTCCTCCCCGCCGCGTCCGGCGNNNNCACGGTCGCCGACACGGGTATCGAGCTGGTCGTCGATCAGGAGAAGTCCTTCGACTTCCTTGTCGATGACATCGACCGCGCCCAGGCGAATAAGAGCTTCGACAAGTACACCGAGTCCGCCGGTATCGGCCTCGTCGAGGACGCGGAAGCCTTCCTCACCGGACTGCTGTCCACGCAGGGCACGGCGGTGACCGGCCTGACCACACCCACTGACTGGCCGAGCGCCTACAAGATCGCGCTTGAGCTGCGCGGCAAGCTCACCGACGCGAAGGTTCCGCAGGCTGGCCGCGTACTGCTCGTCAACGGAAAGTTCGAGAGCCTCCTGCTCTCCGACGGCTCGAAGCTCACCGCCTTCGACAAGTCCAACACGACCGAGGGCCTGCGAGAAGCGATCATCGGTCGCCTCCTCGGCTTCGACGTCGTCGTGTCCCCGTGGCTGGACAACGCAAAGCCTATGGCGATTGCGCTGCACAAGCCGTCGGTTGCCTACGTCTCTCAGATCTCCAAGGTCGAGAGCATGCGTGCAGAGAACACCTTCGCTGACCGCGTCCGTGGCCTCCACGTGTACGGCGGCAAGGTGCTGCGCCCGACCGCCGTTCAGGTCTTTAAGGGGGTCTGATGCTGGTCCGTGGAACCAACGGCCTTGAGATCGAGGTCGAGGATCAGGTCGCAACCGCGATGATCGCCGCCGGCATCGTCGAGGCTGTCGCAGACGGCATCGAGCCTGTCGAGGACGTCGAGGACATCGAGGATCCGGAGCACGCTCCGGCCAAGACCAAGAAGTAGGAGGAGAGATGACCGCCGCCCTACCGCTCGCATCCGTCTCGGACCTGGAAGCAGCACTAGGCCGCGACCTCAACGAGACGGAGAAGCGCCGCGCGGAATTCGTCCTCGACAAGCTCTCAGCAGCTTTCCGAGACCGAGCACGCCAGACCTTCACCGTCGAGCAGTACACGCACCGACTCAAGGTCGACGGCGGCGGTCGCCTCTTCCCCACTCGGACACCGCTCCTCGCCGTCCACTCGGTGACAACAGACGACGGAACGCCGGTCGCCTGGCAGCTCAGACACGGCTTCGTCCAGGTCGATATGCCAGCGTCCGACTTCCTCGTCGTCACCTACTCCGCCGGCCTCGCCGAAGTCCCCGCCGCCGTCCGACTCCAACTCGCCGACAGCGCGCGCCGCATCATGTCGATCGACGACGCCGCAGCGCACGGAGCCACGCAGGCAACGGACACAACCGGACCGTTCACCCAGACCAGGCAGTACGCCAGCTGGGCAATCGGAGGCCAAGCCCTCCTATCCCCCGACGACCAGGCGCTCGCGGACTCGTTCAGGCCGCGCCGCGCCGGCCATGTGTGGGTGATGGAAGCATGAGCCGGGAACCGATGGAAGAGTGGCGGACCACGGTTCAGGTTGAGGGAAGTGTCCGCAGGGACGCTGACGGATACCTGATTAAGGGGATAGGCGGGAGGCTGATCGGCGGTTGTCTTGTCGCCCCGGGGGCCTTCACGGTCCCAGGGCTGCTGACGTCGCCGCCGTCGGAGCAGCCCGACGAGCAAGCGACGCTGTACGCGCCGCCGGGAACGACGATCGCGGTCGGTGACACGATCACGATCCCGGCTGAGCACCCGCTCGGCGGGAAATGGCAAGTCGAGTCGCCGCCGTCCCCTTGGCCGAAAGGCGTCGCCGTCACTATCAACCGGAGGTGAGCAAGTGGGGAATAGCTTCCGCAGGGACTCAGCCGGAATCAAGGGCTTCCTACAAAGCGGTGCCCTCGCGCCCGGCCTACACCAGGAAGCCGAACAGCTCAGGGCCGCTGCCGCCGCAGCCGCCCCGCGAGGCCTCACCGACAGCCTCGCTGACTCATACAAGGCCGAAACGACTAAAGCGCCGCTCAGGCCGGGAGGTCCGGTTCGAGACGTTGGCCGCGTCTACAACGACGCACCGCACGCGCTGGCAGTCGAG